AGTCAGTGGCTTTCAAAGAAGCTAAGTGTCTCAAGGATAGTTGCATGATCTGGAATCCAAATGTTCAAGATTGTAACATCAACGTCATAGCCACTAAGCTTTAACAAAATCTAAATGTGTGTTTTTTCCCAAGCGTGGTGAACGAGCTTTCATATAACCTGTTAATCTCTTTTGCTCTTTTCTGGAAATAATAGAGCCAAGCCACTATCTCCTGATAGCTGAACTTTTTAACTTCTTTAAGCGGGATATGGAGCTCGTGGGCTAAAAAGTAAAGGTAGAAGTACTCGTCTACCTCTGCGTAAACTTTTTTATATCAGCCTCCCGGAGTCCAAGGAATGCCTGCAATTCTGCCGCCAGAGCGAGGTATGGACCAGGGTCGAGGGTTTTCGCTGTCTCTTCGTCGAGTTCTTCGACGCACGTGGCGAGGAGCTTCAGCGTTGCATCTGCATCGTCGAGTCCTGAGGTTATCTTCTGAAGCTCGTAGCCGGAGATTTTCCGAAGTGTGTACTCCTTGCCTGCTATCTTGACTTTCTTCTTTTCAGCCATTTTTCCACCTACCTCTTCTTAGCCTGTCTATGTCCTGAAGTCGAAGCCGAAGCCCTTGAACGGGAAGGCGAAGGTCTCCATGCCCCGCGTTATTTTGGTCTCCGGGAATCCTATCTTCGCGTGCTCCAGGGTTATCTCGCTGAAGCCAGTCGCCTCGGGGTTGTCACTGATGAAGCTTATCTTTACCTCTTTCTTGGTCGCTGCGAGCTCGATTAAATAGCTCACCTGCGGGCTGGATTTGAGCACCTCTATGGTGCCCTCTGCCTGAGTGTTCGGAGAGCGTTCCCAGCCAACCTCGCCGTCGAGAGCTTCAACTATGTTGTCCATCTGGTCACCGCTTGGGGTTATGCCAGTATCGCCACCCTCTGCGAGATTGGTTATCTCCACACCGTCAACGAGCAGGTGGATGTCCTTTACATTATACTCGACCATATCTCCTCACCACCTCACAACGATATTACCAGGTCAAGCGAGATGACGCTGATACCTCCGGAGAGGTATGCTGTCACCGTTACGCCGCTGAGCGTCCTGTTCGCCTTGTCCGCGTCGCTGATGCTGTTGTAGTCGGGGACAATAACCTCGTAGCCCCTCACCAGGTTGCCGTTGCTGTCCACATAGTCCTCTCGCAGAGCTCCGGCTTCCTGGGCACGCTTACAGCTTGCTATGAGGGTGCTCTCTATGAGCTTGAGTCCTGCTGGGGTGAAGGGTATCTTCTGCCCTACCCCTGCCTTCCTGAGCTTCAGGTTCACCAGGTCAGTCTCAATCAGGTCAACGAGGTATTGCTTAGTGCGTGAAACGTCGAGCCAAGAACCGTCGAGGGCTTTGCCACCGCTGAGCACAACCTGCGAACCAACCTGTATGAAAGTGTTGCCCCCGGCTTGTTCGATGGTGCTCACGTCGCTGGGAGAGTAGCCTGCTGCGTTTATCCCGCTGACACTCTGCCACTCAGCAGGTATCCAGTTCTTTATGCCGGCTATTGCACCAGCAGCAGCGCCAGCTATCTCTGCCGGGGTGTAGCTTGTGGTGTCGTCGTGTGCCACCGCATAGACCCACTCGTTAGCGATTAGGTTGCCCAGGGCTGTGGTTACCGTGCTGGCATCACCGAGCTGAGGCATCACCAGCACCTTGTTGTAGCTGTCAGCGTGAGACACGAGCTTGGCAGCATTTGTATCGGCTGCGTCAATAGTGGGCACGATGATGTCATAGTCCACCTGGTTGGTTACCAGGTCGCTGAGCACTGTATCGTAGTCAGCTACAGGGTTCCCGGTGCCGTCGTCCTTCATGACGTTTACGGCTTTCAGCTTTGCCACGCCCTGAGCGAAGATTTTCGCCGTAGCCAAAGCGATTGGAGAGTTTGCACCGAACTTCTGCTCAACCTCTGCCTGAGAGTAGAAGGTATAGACAACGTTGAAGTCAGCGAGATTGTCGCTGTCCTCGCCCACCACTATAATCTCCCCATACGTGGGGACTGGCAAGGCGGCTGCTGCATCCTTTACGTTTATCTGAACCGTATCTTTCACCGTCGGCATTTTCTCACCGTCCTTTCTGGAGCCTGGGCAACTTGGACTTTATAAAACCGCTATTCTCGCACTTCGATGGTGCTGTTTATTGTCTCGATGTAGTCAACAACTTCCGCCCATGTAACCCTGTAAACGACTATCAGCTCTATGAGCCTGCGCCTTATGTAGCCCTTCTCTGTGATGTCGAGAGGGCGAGGAGGTATTACGTTGAATACGCTCCCTCCCTGGTCGCTGAGGTCGAGCTTCATGAGCGCGAGGTAAAGGTCTCCAGCTATGCTGTCTATGCGCCTTTCGTCCTGGTTGTCGTAGACGTTTATGTCGAGGGTTTGCTGGAGCCTCACCCCTCGCATAACTTGAAGCTGGTCACTCTGTGCGTCGTAAGCAATATCCATGAGGTTGCCGAGAGGAGAGCCCTGGTAGGTAGGCTCAACCCAGCCGAGGGTGATTAGCGGGTATTGCTCCATGCCGGAGAGGTCTTGATTTGCATAGACTACCTGAGCGTTGACCTGCTGCGAGTTGTAGGTGTAGGCTTTAGGGATTGCGTTATATACTGCGTCCTTCACCGACTGTGGTGGAAATAGTTGCGCCATGCTCCCCCCGTGGCAAGTGGACTTTTAAAGACTGTGCTTTTCTATCGCCCTGTTTAGCTTCTCTGCGATTGTCTTCTCTGCCTTCGGGAAGATTTTTTCATCTGCGGTAGGTCTTAGCCAAGGTCTCGCAGGGACTCCATGCCTCGTGCCAAACTCATGCACAAGCCCTATTTCTACCGTTTCTTTTCCGCTCCTCCCCCTGGAGTCGTCGTCTCCAAATAGTCCTATCCTCACCATATCGCCTTCGACGCGGTAGGTTATCTTCGCCCTCATTATCCCTGTGTCTATGAGCGGTCGGGTGCTCCCCTTCCGCCGGATTGTCTCGGGCTTGAGGGGTGGCCACTCAGGGCGTGATTTTGTGAGCGTGAGCTTGAGCTCTTTCTCCCCTTCCGCCCCTATCTCTCTAAGGGCTAAGTTGAATACAGTTTCCTCGAGTTCTCTGAGGAGCTTCGGGATATTGTTCCTGTCTTTTATCATGGCTCTTTCTTGAGGAGAAGCTTCTGGAATGCGTCGTTTTTCTCGATGTGGTGTATTTTGTAGCGCTTGCCCTCGTGCTCTACCACGTCGCCGATGTTGACCGCGTGGTCTATGCTGATGTAGGCTTTGAGGTCTTCCGTCGTATAGCCTGCGCTGGGCAAGAAGGCGAGCTCCACTGCCTTGAGTGGCTGGACAATCGCTGTTATCTGCTGAGAAGTTTCGGTCGTGGAGATGTAGCCGTCAACGACGCTTTTGCTCGTGGTTATCAGCGTGATTTGCTTCCCGAGTTCCTGAGCTATCCGATTGAAGTCTTCCGCCTTGGTCATTTATTGCCTCCCGTGGCAGTCTTCGCAGTTGATGCCGTAGTGAGGGCATACGCAGTTTTTGCTTGCGAGCAGGGTGAAGTTTGTGTAGCTGGTTCCATTGGTGACTATTTCATACGGAACGTCGGAGGTGCCGTCGCTGGTGATTTGTCTCGGAACGTTGCCGGTGCTTAAATCTGGTATGAATATCTTTGGCTTTTCGTCTGGAACAGCGAGCTGAATGAAGAACGGCCCTTTATACTTCTCTATAATGTCTCTTACATCGCTGAGCGCTCTGCAATATGAGCAACCTGCGCCCTTGCACGCGAAGCTATCTACGTGCTTAGATTCGAGGTTGACTATGCTCCGAAATATCGCATCGAGGACCTCTATGATTGCATCCTCTCTCGCCTCCAGAAGCCTCCTGTCTATCTTGAAAAGTTCTTCTTTATAGAGCTTCTTTTCGCATTCTCCGCCTGCTCTAATCATCTCTCCACAACCTCCTTGTCGAACTTCCTGCTCTCGCGAGCAATTACATGCCTACCAGTAACCGCTATGACCTTCCACACACGGTGGCATGTCGGGCAAATCATCTCTTGCTGCTCATATGGCACGTTGGGACTGAGCACGATGATGTTGTCGCAGCACCTGAAGCTGGGTTCGTCCACGAGGATTCGCGGCTTTTCTTCGTCTCTTTTGAAGCTGTAGAAGCTCATTAAAACCCCCTCACTGGTAATCCCCACGGGTCTATTATGGCAAACTCATTTCCTGTAAGCTCAACGACTTTGCACATCCCTCCAGGACGAATGGCGCATTCTCCGTCCACATCATATTCGCAGCTCAGGCAAGGGCTACCATGCATCACGCGCTCAGAGATTATATCCCTCTCCTTGTAATAGTCCATCTTTACCCGCTCCTGTCAGCAGTTAAATCTTCGAGTTCTTCCCTGCGCATAGCTACCTCGACCTTTCCAACTCCGCAGAGCGGTGGGGCAAAGCAATCTATGCCAAAGTTGTGCCTGTTTTCCTGCTTTGGACAGTTCAACTGCGTGGCTATGCGCGGTGAGCACTCGACGATTGTCCCGTGCACCGGATGGTGGATGACAACAAGGCGGCACGACGGGTGGAGTAGCTTAAGTGCCAAGTCTCATCGCCCCTCGTCAATCGCTCGCCTGACATGGTTGAAGGGTGTGTGTAATACCTTACCATCAACAGGGTAGATTTCAACGTCTGCGTCCCAGCCTCCTCTCGCTCCCTTTGGTCTGATGACAAACCTGTGCCCTGGATGAAGGATGCAGTTGTATTCTGTAATTACCACCTCGTAGCCTTGCATCCAAATCTGGTCCTCGAAGAGGCTTAGCACGAAGGGCTCCTCGCGCTGCTCTTCGTAGAGGAGAGCGTGGTAGACAACCTCGTAAACATCAGGGTGCTCGGCTTTGATGTTCCCGGAGTATCTGTAACCATAGTAGATGAGGTTCTCACTCCTCCCTCTAATCTTCGCCCTGGTCATGTAGATGGGTCCAACTCTGCCGCGAAGGGGTCTGTTCTTCAGCACGTGGTCGCGGTAGAGCCTGCCGAGCCAAGCGGCGAGCCGTGTTTCTAATGTCGTAAACCCTGACTTCTCCAAGAAGTCTAAGAAGAGCTTCTTTACGCTCATAGCTCTATGCCCAGCACTTCTATGGCTTTGTCAACTATCCTCTCAAACTCCTCCTCCGTTATCTTGTCGTCCTTGTACGCTTGCAATATCTCTATAAGTAAATCGTAGATCGCTGCCCTTCTCATGTACAACCAGCCGAATACAACCGTACTTAGCGTGGTTATACCTGCCCAAATCTGAGCTATCTCCATCTCAACCACCGAGTATTCGCCAGGGGGTTGGACTTTAAAAAGAAGGGAGGAGGTGGGGAGAGAGGAAGGAGCTGCCCCGAGCGAAAAGAAGGTGTCACCGCGTCGGGGCAGCGCGGTGACCGTTACCTCCATATCTTGTTGGCGATGATTGCTGCAAGGCTTACAAGTCCTGCCCAGAGCGTGCCGAGAACTATTAGCCCGCCTTTTGCCATGCTGTTGTCCTGCTCAAGCTTATTTATCCGCTTCCACTGTTCTTCATTTGTTTTTAGTATCCTGTCGAGCTTTTTCTCTATCATCGTCAGCTTGACGTTGAGAACCTTGATTGCTGCGCACTCTTCGCAGTCCTTCAAGGTGCACCCCTCACGAAGGTTATTGTCGTCTTTGTGAGGTATTGCATGAGTGCCTGCTCTGCCTCATCTCTGAGAAGCTGAATTGCCTTGAGCTTGGCGTCGATGTTCTTCGCCTTGTCCACCGCTTCATCTCCTATTTTGTAGCTGAGCGGAGATGACGCCTGAGAGTCTATGATTTCTCGCTGGAGGATGTCCGCGCAGGTCTGATTGAGTACCCAGAGAAAAACAGGTTCAGGGGGCTCAGTCCAGGTGCCTGTTTTCTCTTCTACCTGGGCTATCCTGCGGTCGATGAAGTTCTGTATTACTACATCGCTTGGCTCGGTCTGGTAGTTATCGCCGAGCTTTTGCCTGACATCATCTGGCGTGGGATAGCCCAAGTGCGAGAGCCCCCTTACTCAGCCTTATCCTCCGCTGGCTTTGCTTCCTTGTTCTCTGCTGGCTTTGCCTGCTTGTTCTTGCTCTTCTTTGCCTGCTTCTGTGCAACTTTTTCAGCAATTCCGGTGGCTATGAGAGCCTCCGCGGTGTCCTTGTCCACGTCTACCTCGTCCCCTGGCTTAAAGTCATCCCAGCCTATGATTCTGCCGTCCTTGTTTGTCTTAGCCCTGCTCCAAGTGGCTTTAAGCTTTATCTTCACCGCTTAGCCCCCTTAGATGCCTGTCATCTTGCAGATTGCCGTGGCAACGCGTATCCTCGGAATCTCTATGCCCCAGACCCTTCCTTTGCGGTTCTGGGTGTCCTGGTCTATCCAGAGCTTCCTCTTGATGCCGCCGAGGGTCGCCCTGTCCATATACTGCTTGGATACGGCTATTACGTAGCCCTCGCCAGCAGGCACGAGGTCGCTGTAATATATCCTGTCAACGAAGTTGCCCTCTATCATCCTCCTCTGGTTGTTGTCGTTCGCTGTGAGCACGTCGAGCTCGCCATACTGCACTGGGTTCAGCACCGCTATGAAGGGCGGGTTGATGTTGTTCTCTATAAGCTTGTCCCTCGCCTTCCTGAAGGTCTCGTAGGCGTTGGGGGCTGTGCCGAAGTCAGCGCCAGTTACGGTGAGGATTCCGGTCGTGTTCATTATGCCGGATATGCCGAATGCGGAGTTCCCGAGAGCTATGTTCCTGTCAAGTTCCTCAGCAACCTTGGCGGCGGCTGCGGCAACGTTGGCAGTGTCGAGGTCTCTCCCGGCTCTCCTTGCAGCCTGGAGCTCGCGCCACCTTATGAGGAACTCCTTGTGGGTTATCGGAAGGAGCACGGTCTTTCTGTTGCCCACTGCTATGTTGTCGAAAGCCATGTCCTCCATGAACATGTCCGTCTTAGCCGCGCCCATGTCGGTGTATTCGTCCCAGGAGATTTCAAGGTCTGCCTCGGTTATCCGGAAGGGCTGGAGCAGGTTCACCCAGACAAGGTTCTTCCTGATTACCTCGGTGATGGTCTCGTCAACCCTCCTGTATTCCTCAGGTCTTAATATCTCGGCCATGTCTACCACCTCAGATTAGACTCCTCACAACTATTGCAGCCTCTCCGGCTGTGGCGTCCACGCTCTGCTCTGCCTGGGCAACGATTATCTCCGGAGGCACGCCGCCTTCGAGAATCTGCCCGTTGGCTGCGGTAGAGGTTACGCTCGTGGTGCCTGCCTTGACCGCAAGCGGGCTTGCCTTCTTGACCCTGCCGTTCGCAGCTATGGTAAGGTAGTCGCCCTTAGTGACATTCTCGCCAGCGGCTAGTATCGCCCTGACGAAGATATCGCCCTTGAGTATTTTAGCAGGCTGGTCGGCCTGGTAGGTTCCGCCTATGCCCACGTTGTAGCTGGTATCGAGCCAGCCGAGCGGGGTATCGGTGGGCTGGCAGACTTTGAAGTGATCGTCGTCGGTGTCGCGGGTGACAAGGACTCCAGGGGTGCAGTTGGTCGCCGTCTTGCAGATTAGCTCCTCAACGAGAGGAGTGCCCTGGACAAGCACGGCGTTTTCAGGGGTTACGACGCCCATTGTTTACCACCTCACGAGTATGTGATTACAGCCTCTGGCTCCGGAGATGCCCCCTTGTCTCCTACGGGAGCTCTCTCCTGGGGTTTCCTCATCTTCACCGCCTTCTCCAGTGCCCTGAGGTAGAGGTCCTTGAGCTCGGCTATGCTCTTGCCCTCAGTCTCAGCCTCGGGGTCAAGCTCTGCAATCTTCTCTTTGAGACGCTGCGCCTCAGCTTCCTCGTAGCGCTTGACCTGTTCTCTGAGTTCCTGAATCTCCCTGTCCCTCTCTTCGAGCTGCTCTTCCAGCTCTTTTATCCGCGCTTCGAGTTCTTCGCTCATGCTATCCTCTCCCTTTTTTTGCTCAGCTTGTGAGCTTTGACTTTTTAACTCTTCGAGGAAAGTTGCTGCGAATTCTTCGAGGAATTTAAGCTCAGGTGGCTTCATGCCAAAATCGTTTTTGAGATGTCTTGCTAAGTGATTGTATGATGTTCTACGGTCATCGGTTGGAATGTCAACGCCACCTCTTGCCCCATTGAGCGCTGCTATCGCTGCAAGAACTCCTCGCCTAGAAACGGCATGATTCTTCGGAAAATGGTGGGGTAGTTTCAGGTCGCTGAATCTTTCAGGCGGGTTTTTAGGAGCCCATGCAAAGTGTGCTG